GAGACAGGGACTGTTCTTACTGATGCTTCTGATATTGATTCTAGTCAAGTAACGGGCGGTGTAGGTAAAGTTATTCAAGTGGTTAACTTTCAGACTGGTGCGGTAGCTACAGGGACAACGACTGTACCTCTAGATGACACTATTCCCCAGAGTGGTGAAGGCACTGAGTTTATGTCTTTAGAAATTACACCTACAAGTACTGACAACGTCTTGATAATTGACATTAATGTTTTCGGGAGTAGAAGTGGATCAACTACAAGTATCTACTCATTATTTCAAGATGTGGTTTCGGATGCCCTTGCTTCTGTAACTGCTGCTTCGGCTACTAACGTGACTACGGTTACTAGTTTTAGGCATAAGATGACAGCACCTTCCACTGGCGCTCACACATTCAAAGTAAGGGTTGGTAATTCTACCGCAGTGACGTTTAATTTTAATGGTAATAACGGAGGGAGATTGCTTGGTGGCGTTGCAGCATCCTCAATAACAATCACGGAGATAGCAGTATGAACCATGATGCGGTATATGCATTATATACATCAGTTGTTACTATTAATAATAGTGGTGCTTTTGACGCTAATGGTAACTTAGTAGTGATAGACCACGAATTAGTAGATTCATGGATTAATCCTATGGCTTACGCAGAACTACGCAGAGCTAAGTACAATCTACTAAACCAAGACGAGATGCGTTTTGATGACTTAGTTAACTCAACAACCACATGGCAAGACGCTATTGTTGCTATCAAACTGGAGTATCCTAAATAATGTCTACACTAGCAGTCGGAGCAATCACTGATGAATCTGGTGGTGAAACAGTAACAATAAATACCTACACACCTACAGCCAGTAACATGGCAGGTCGAAACCTCTTATTTAACGCAGACTTCAGAATCAATCAGCGAGTTTACGTCTCAGCAGCAACGCTTGCGTCAGGAGATTATGGTCATGATCGCTTTAAAGCAGGTACGGCAGGAGGTGATTATTCGTTTACTCAGCTTAACTCTAGCACGCAAGTAACGATTGCTTCAGGTAAGAGCTTGATTCAAGTCGTTGAAGATAAAAACGTGGTCGGAGGCAGTTACGTATTATCTTGGACAGGTACAGCCGAAGGCCGTGTAGGGGTTGATTCTGCAACACCAGCAGGGGCATTTGCTGTTAGTCCTATTCTAATCACTGGACAGACTGCAGGTACAACCATGAGCGTTGAGTTTGACGAAGGTACTTTAGGAACTATACAACTAGAAGAAGGCTCAGCAGCCACACCTTTTGAGCATAGAAGTTACGGTACTGAGTTGGCGTTGTGTCAGAGATACTTACCAGCTTTTAACGGGACGGGTTACATAGGGCAGGGATTTGCTTACTCAACAACACAGTGGGTGTGTATGATGCCTTCTATTGTTACTCCTCGTACAACGCCAACAGGTTTAACTGTTTCGTCAAGCGCACATTTTAACTTTAGTAATGGTTCATTAGGTGAAGTCGTCTGTTCCACCATTACACTGGCTACGCCTCAAGGAGAAGCGTCATTATTTATTGGAGGGACGGTTGCATCTGGACTAACAGCAGGTCAAAGTGGAATGCTGCGTTCATTGTCGGGTGGTCAACTATTATTTACAGGATGTGAATTATGATAACACCTACATGGAAACTATTACCCATCTTATCTGAACATCAAACACAAGTTGTGTGGCGTAAGTGGGAAAATGGTAGAGAAGATTCTTGTTTAATAGATTCAATAGATTACATTCAGTGGCTCTTAGATGGAAACACACCTGAGCCAGCAGACATACCTGAGCCACCTACCTATGCAGAACTAAGAGCAGCAGCCTATCCACCAGTAACTGACTACCTAGACGCTATCGTTAAAGGTGACACAGTACAGGCACAGACTTACATTGATGCGTGTCTGGCAGTTAAAGCGGAGTATCCTAAATGAAACGTAACTTATTTAACGAGTTGAGAGAAGGATTCGCAGCACTTACCGAGAGGAAACTAAAATGACCACCTGGGACGTTGTACAACTAGATAGCAAGACATTTGTAACAAACGTACACTGGACATGCTCAGACACTGATGGTGAGTTCAGTAGCCATGCTGAGGATGTAGTAGCCTCTCAGATTGCATTCGCTAAAGAACCTGTAACACCTTGGTAACAATAGATGGCTCGATTAAAACTAGAAACCACACGCCCGCTACCTAAACGCAGTAAGTTAAGTAGACGTAAAAAGAAAATTAGGATCGCTAAGAAACGATCTAACTTGAGGTAAAGCATGGACAACAACAACGACAAGCAGTTAGGTAGACTCGAAGCTCAGGTAGAATCCCTACAGCGTCAGATGGAGCAGTTAAGCATAGACGTTAGATGTCTGTCTAGTCTGATGTCTAAGTGGAAGGGTGCAGGTGTATTACTGCTGATACTGGGTGCTTCCTTCGGATGGCTTGTTGATCTTATCATTAAGAGATGAGCATAAAGTCCTTGACATTACTATCAGTCTGTGGTATAATGCTTCTTCAAGGTTGTAGTGCTTTAGGTCTTGTAAAGGCAGTTCTACCAGGTAACTCAGGTACTAATGTTAATGCTAATGCTCAAGTAGGAAAAGAGAACACACAACAAGTAGTTGCTAATCAGCAGAACACCAAGATCGAAGGTGAGAATGTTAATGTAAGTCAGAAGGAAACTGACACCAGCATTAATACATCAAAGGTAGACAGTCTAGTGCAGAATAACACTAACGTACCCATGTGGTATTTATTGTTATTGGTTCTAGGGTGGTTACTGCCCAGCCCACAAGAGATATGGGCAGGCTTTGTCAACTCAATAGAGAGATTAATTCATGGCAAGAAACGTAACAGCCGTAAAAACAAGAACAAACGATAGCGCAAAGGTTGATATGTATACTGTACCAGCAAAGAATACTGCTGAGATACACATGATTTATATCTTAGCCAGTGCTGGTAACGAAGATGCTGACTTGTATTGGTACGACAGTGCTACAACAACAGAGTACCCCCTAGCTCACGCTAAAACATTACAGTCTACTAACGGTGAGTATTTATTGCTAAATAACTTACAGATAGATTTAAAAGAAAACGACATACTCAGAGTAAAGAATAGTGGCACAAGCAGCACCATAACTTACATGGTCAGCATGAATTTAGCACCTTCAATCACAACACAATTCCATAACTAAGGAGATAACAATGTACGGATACGGTAAAAAGAAGAAAGCACCTGCACCTCGACCAAAACCTAAGCCTAAGAAGTAATGGCTAAGGGTGTAAAGCATTACTTAAAAGAAGGAAAAACTTGGTCAGGTAACTACCACAAAATGCCTGACGGTAAGTTACATACTAACAAGTCACATACAGCGACCAGTAAACCTTTGTATCATTACGGTGATCTTTCAGCTACTGCGAAGAAGAAAGCTAGAGGATAAGAATGAATTATTTAGAAGTTGTCAACAATGTATTAGTAAGACTGAGAGAGGCTGAAATAACTGCTCCGACAGATACGCCTTACTCTAAACTAATCAGCACCTTTGTTAATGATGCTAAGAGACTGGTAGAAGATTCTTTTCAGTGGAACGTATTGACAGAAACACTAACAGTCACTACCTCTAATGATCTCTTTAACTACGTCCTTACAGGGGCGGGTCAACGCTTTAGGGTGATGGATGTTATTCACGCTGAAGAAGACTACTTCTTAAACCCTAAGACCTCTAGTCAGATGAACTCGTTTCTATTGAACAACAACCCACAAAGAGGTAGCCCAACCTTCTATAACTTCAATGGTGTAGACGTTAATGGGGACACACAGGTTGATTTATTTCCTATCCCTAATGGAATACAGAACATTTACTTTAACTTATACAAACCACAACCTGCACTAACAGATGCTTCAACTACCTTACTGGTTCCTAGTGAGCCTGTACTCAAATATGCCTATGCAATGGCTGTAGCAGAGCGTGGTGAAGATGGTGGTATATCATCACAAGAAGCCAGCGCACTAGCAGATATGTCTTTATCAGATCATATTGCTATGGCAGAGAGCAGACAGAACGATCAATACATCTGGGCAGCAGTATAATGTCAGGTCAACTACAGTCTTCTTCGATATCAGCACCAGGCTTTCTTGGCGTTAACACCCAAGAGAGCAGCGTTGATCTTTCATCTGGCTACGCACTAGAAGCCTACAACTGTGTGATTGATAAGTTTGGTAGGATTGGAGCCAGGCGTGGATGGACTAAAGTAAACAGTGCTTTAAATACTGACTTAGCTTCTAACAAAGTAGAGTTCTTGTACAACCTTCCTAACCCTGATGTTACATTCGCAGGTGGTAACAATAAATTATTCACACGAGCAGGTGGTTCTGCTACCTTAGTTACTGCTGTTGACGGTACAGTAGCTGACGCAGCAGGCACAGGTACAACTGCTTACACTATTACAGCTAACGAATGGATGGGTGCTAGTATTGTATTTGGTGAAGGACCAACTGCTAAACCTCATGCTTACTTAGCACAAGCTGGACACCTCCCTTTAGTCTATCATCAGCTTGGAGCAGATCATGCACATACAGGTGCTTATGGTTTCAATTTACTCAGTGACGCTGGCACAGTACCTACCACTTACGCTTCTCCTGCTGATTTTAAGCCTAACATAGTTATAGGTGCTTACGGTAGAACATGGTGGGCTGACATTGCTAACGATAAACAAACACTATATTTCAGTGCTTTACTCGATGGTACTAACTTAGCAACAGGTGACTCAGGTTACTTGTCATTGGTTGATGTCTTTCCTAACGGAGATGAGATAGTAGGTATTGCACCGCACAACGGTTTCTTAATTATATTTGGTAAAAGAAACATTGCTATCTACGCTAATCCTATTGATGTAACTACACTGGTATTGTCTGATTTAGTTGCTAACATCGGTTGTATTGCTAGAGACAGTATTGTCAACACAGGTACAGACGTTATGTTCTTGTCTGAGTCTGGTGTAAGAAGTCTGTCACGAGTTATCCAAGAAAAGTCAGCACCTATCAATGATGTATCGTTTAATGTTAGGGATGAGCTAGTAGCTTTTGTAGAGTCAGAAACCAACAGAGAAAAGATTAAAGCTACCTACTATCCTAAAGATGCTTTCTATCTGTTAACTTTACCTACTTCTAAATATGTATATTGTTTTGATCTAAGAGGCAGACTAGAGAATGGAGCAGCACGGGTAACCATCTGGGATGGTATTGAACCTGCAGCATTACACGTTACCTACACAGGTGATTTGTTTGTAGGTAAAGAAGGTTACATAGGTAAGTACTTTGGATTTACAGACAACGCAGCTACATACAGACTCAGGTACTACACAAACTTCTTTGACTTAGGTGCGCCTACTTCATTAAAGTTTCTAAAGAAAGCTAACTTTGTAGTTGTAGGTGGGGTAGGTCAGGACGTAGCTTTAAAGTATGGCTTTGATTATGTCCAATCGTATCGTTCAATAACTAAAAAACTAAGAACAGGCTCAATTGTTATTTCTGAGTTTAATACAAACAAGTATGGTGTCAGTGGTTCAGCAGTAGTAGGCAGTCAATCATTCAGTAACAGCACACCTACGACTAATACACTTACAGCACCTGATGGAACAACACACTATCAGGTTCCTTTTAAATCTGTAGAAGACGTTACAGGTGGTTATGATTTGTCTGAAGCTGTTAGATTAGATGCTAATGGTTTTTATTACATTCCTGATAATGCTAATCCAGCTGACGCTACCATTTATTTAAGAAGTGCAGACGCTTTATCTGAATACTCTAGTGGTTTAGTGTTAGAAGAAGTTCAATCAAACTTAGGTGGATCAGGTTCTATTATTCAATTAGGCTTTGAAGCAGACATAAACGCTGCACCACTGTCGATACAAAAGATAGATATTTATGTTAAAGCAGGTAAAACAATTTAAGGACAAGTATGAGTAACTATACAAAAGCAACAAACTTTACATTAAAAGACGGATTAGTTACAGGTGATGTAAATAAGATTATTAAAGGCTCAGAGCTTGATGCAGAGTATGTTTCTATTTCAAATGCTATTTCATCTAAAGCTGATCTTAATGCTCCTACATTCACAGGGACACCTTCAGCACCCACCGCCGCTGGAGGTACAACAAGCACGCAGATTGCTACAACATCTTTTGTCCAGGCAGCTTTAGCAGGTGCATATCCTGTAGGTTCTATTTACATGAATGCTACAGTAGCTACAAACCCTGCAACACTCTTAGGGTTTGGTACTTGGACAGCGTTTGGAGCAGGTCGTATACCGTTAGCTGATGGTGGTGGCTTTACTGCAGGTGCAACAGGTGGTACTGCTGACGCAGTGAATGTAAGTCATACCCATACAGCAACCACCACATCGACAGACGCAGGACACACCCATGTCGTTCCTGACGTAGCCACAGCTACTGCAGGAAGTTCTGTAACAATCGGGACTGGAAGAGCAATAGAAAGTAAAACATCTGCCTCAGGAACAGCAATTATAACATCAGCAACAACAGTAGCCAGTGCAGGTGTTTCAGCAACTAACGCAAACTTACAACCGTACATCGTAGTTTATATGTGGCAACGTACTGTTTAATTTAAAGAGGGTAGAGAAATGGGATTGTTTTCTAAGATAGCAAAAGTAGCAGGACCAGCTATGCAGGTAGCAGGGATGGCAACAGGAAACCAGATGCTGTCGATGGCAGGTAGTGCTATAGGTCAGTATGGGGCAAGCAAGCAACTTGCTCAACAAGCCGGGGAAACAGCCCAACAGTACGCTGCTCGTATGGCTCAGGCTGGTCAGCAAGGATTCTTCAGACCTGTTGATGTTAAGACACTCTACGGACAGTCTAACTTTGAGGTTGATCCTACCACAGGGCAATTAAAGTCTGCTGGGTACACTGCCTCTGATGCTGTTCAAGCAGACCAAGCTAGATTTGGTAACTTGATGCAGACAGGTTTAACCACTGCTGAACAAGCTGTTCCTTTTGCTCAACAGTATAGCGCACCTGCACAAGGTCTGTTTAACCTGGGTCAGGATTATTTAGCTGATACTCCAGAACAAGCAAGACAGAATTATATGCAACAACAGATGGCTGCATTACGTCCTTATGATATTGAGGAAGAGCAGAGATTACTTGCTATGGGCTTTGGTAGAGGAACCACTGGTTTGAGTGTTGGTGCTGGTGGTAACCCAATGCTGAAGGCTCTACAAGAAAGTAGAAACAGGCGTGGCTTGCAGTTAGCAGCAGGAGCTGAAGACGCTGCACAACAACAGATAAACTTTGGTACATCACAACTAAGTAAGGCTGCTGGGTTGATGGGTACTGGTTATAACACGATGACAGGAGCTTTGTCACCGTATCAGAACTACTTGAATCAGCAATCAGGACTAGAAGACTTAGCTAAACAACCATTCCAGATGGGCCTTGACGCAGGTGCTACCGCCATGACAGGACAACAGTATGGTGCTAATGCGTTACAGGACTCAGCGTTAAACCAAGCTAAAGTTAGTATGGGACAAGCACAGAACAAGTATGACGCCACTACTGGTTTGCTTAACAATAAAGAATTAATGGGTGATGTAGGTGGTCTTGTTCAAAAAGGCATTGGTAAGATAGGTGGTCTTTTTAGTGGGTTCGGTGGTGGTCCAGCACCTATGACTTCAAACATGGGAATGGGTATGTCAGACCCTTCTAAGTTTCAATTTGGACAGAAAGCATACTAAAGGATAATTAATTATGGCAATTGCAGATATATTTGGTCCTACTCCTGAAGAGCTAGAGTATCAAAGAGGACAGGAACGAGAGAACAGGGCAAGACAAGAATACTTAGCCAAGCTACCTAACTATGGTTCAGAGCTAGGTATGTACGCAGGAGTGGCTAGGGCTGGTCTTGAGACAGGTGAGAAACTTAGAGGTCTTAGATTGTTTGGTGAGTCACCTTCTCCTGAGATGGAAAGAGCCTCTGTAATGAAGCAGATACTTAAAACGTATCAAGGTCAAGACATGAGTAACCCTGATGTACTGGCTAAGATGTCTCAAGAGTTGGGACAATCAGGCTACCCTAGAGAGGCTATGCAGTTGATGGATCAAGCTAAAGCTACTGTTGCAACTAGAATGAAAGCTGAGCAGGCAGCTGAACAGGCTAAGTTTGATAGAAGTAAAGAAGTGCTTGGCATGGAGAAGACGCAAGCAGATATAGATAAGATAAGAAAAGACGCAGAAAAGGAAGGTAAAGGAGATAAACTTACTAAACCTATATTTGAAGATTTAGAAGAAAAAGGAAACCAAGCAAACGAAACTACAGACTTGTTTACTACTTTTGAAGAGAATTTTGGTGGTTATGCTTTTGATGTTGTTGGTGACTGGGCTGTAATGGCAGCTAAAAAGTTTCCCACAACTGAAGAGCAAAAAAGACTTGGTGATTGGTGGATGAGATACCAAAAGCAAGTTAATGCGGTAAGAAATAAATTATTTGGGTCTGCATTGACTCAGACAGAAAAAGAGGAATTCTTAAAAGCTATGGTTACTCCTGGCATGGATGGAGAAACTATTAAAAGAAATCTAAAAAGACAAGCGGAAGCTGCTAGAAAAGCATACCAAAAATCCACAGCTAATTATAAAAAGCAAGGATGGAATACCGTAGGGTTTGACGAGTATTTAGTAGGTAGTAGTTTTGAAGGTGAGTCTACTAGTGCTGAAGAGTTTGAAATCATTAGCATCGAATAACAGGGAAACAACAAATGGCTAAATATTCAGTAAGACACAGCAGTGGGAAAGTCATAACATTTGAAGGACCAGCGGATGCTAAACCTGAAGAAATAAAACAAGCTGCTGCTAGGTTGTATCAAGAACAACAAGGACAACAACCAGAGCCAGATGAGACAGCTCAGGCTGAACCTGAAGTTGACTACGGTGAGATGAGAGCCGACCAGGTTTTGTCTCAGGCAGGACGTAACTTAGTACCCTCATCGGCAAGGTTAATTGGTGACTTGTTCCAAGCAGTGACCAGCCCAATAGATACTGTAACATCATTGAGCCAGGTTATAGGTGGAGGTCTTAGAAAAGGTCTGCGTAATCTCGGTGTTGATATGGATGGTAGACCGGACTCTGAGCAGATGTTTGATTCTGTTGTCGATGGAATGGCTGAGAAGTATGGTACTGCTGATGGTTTTAAAAAGGCGTTAGCCACAGACCCAGCAAGTGTACTGGCAGATGTATCTGTTCTTGTTACAGGAGGAGCGAGTGCTGTTGCTAAGACTGCCGTTGCTGGTAGTAGAACAGCCAATGTAGCAAAAGGCGTGTCAAATGTAGCAACTAAGTTAGACCCTGTAGCTCTTGTTGCACCTGTTATTGGGAAGGCAGTAACAAAGACTGTAGGAGTAGTAGCACCTGCGGTAGCTTCCTTCACATCTGGAGTAGGTAGAAAATCTATTGAAAAGGCATATGAGTCTGGAGTAGAGGGCGGATCAGCCTTGAAACAATTTAGAGACAACATGAAAGGTGCAGACCCACAGTTAATACTTGATGATGCTCTTGCTAACCTTGAGAAGTTAAGACAAAAGAAGAACGCTGATTACAATGCAGGAATGAAAGAGGTTTCTGCTTCTGGCTCAAAGGTGATGTATAACAGAATAGATTATGTTTTATCTAAGATAACAAGAGAGGCTAATAAATTATCAGATGGTTCGATGGACACTATCAACGCCTTGTTAGACAAAGTAAAACAATCTAAAGAAATGGGATACAACACAGTAATGCAGATGGACCAGCTTAAACAAGCAATTAAGGAAATAGGGGACGCATCCAGCACTAACGGTGGAAAGGTGTTTGCTGAAGAAGTAAGGAAGTCAGTAGTTAAAGCTATTGAGGATGTTGCACCTGATTACTCAAAAGTCATGGAGAGTTATGGCAAAGCTGCTGAGCAGATGAAGGAACTGAAGAAGACTCTTAGTGTTGAGTCAGGAGGGAAAACAAACCCAGACACAGCACTGAGAAAGTTACTGTCTATCATGAGAGATAATGTTCAGACTAACTATGGTAGGAGAGTTACGCTTGCTGAAGAACTAGAAAGCATCGGTGGTAATAAATTTATAAACAAGATAGCAGGTCAAGACATGGCATCACTAACTCCTAAAGGAATGCTAGGAAGAATATTAGGTGGTGGTGCTGTTGGTTATGGTGCAGCTACTGGAGGTCTTGGAGGGTTGCTTACTCCTGGTGCTATACCAGCTTTGGCATTAGCTTCTCCTAGAGTTGTTGGAGAGACAGCACAGTTAGCAGGACAGGCAAGCCGTGTCGCTAGAAAAGCAGCGCAGGTAGTTCCGTCAGGAACCTTTAGTCAGATAACAGCAGCTCAGAGAATAACAGAAATGGCAGAGGAAGAACAATAATGGCTAACGCATTCGATGACTTATTAGGTAATCTTGTTAATAGATTAAAAGGTATTGGTGTAGGTTCTGGAACAGCAGCAGAGAACAGAGCCAAGATTGATTATCAAACAGCAAGTAACAGAGCAGCTCAAGCTGGTCAAGCTACTCCTAGTGAGTATGCTTACTATTATGGTAGTGGTGCAGACCCTTCTGTAGGATATAGTAATAATTACAACACTCCTAATAACCAATCATTTACCAGTGGTGGAGGGTATGGTCAGGGTGAAGTGTTTGATTATAAAAAGCCAGCAGGTCTAATGACACCGGATGAGGTACTCGCTGGTGCAATCCCTGAAGCTCGTTCTGACTGGAGATTAAATCAATTACAAGTAGAAGAGAATTTAAGAAGAGAAGAGAATTTAAGAAGACCTAAAGACAGAGGCTTAGGCACTTCTACAGAGGAGGCTATGTATGATGCTAAGATAGCTGAGGACAGAAGGAGACGAGAAGCATTATTACAGAATAACATCCCTGTAGAAAGACAAGAGAACGAATACAATAGGAATGAAGAAGGTGTTGCAATAGCCCAAAGAGAAAGAGAAGAAGCGGTTAGGAGAAAAGCAGTGATGGACTCTGGTAGCATGGATATGCCTTATAACGGACAAGGTTTAATGACTCCTGATACACAGGTCAGTGAGCTAAGACGTATGCAAGAAGAAGAGCGTAGAGCTGCTGTGCTAGCCTACGGTGGTGGCGAGATGTCTACCCAAACAGAGAATGTAAACACTATTGAACTAAAGCCATCTATTGTGAAGGTAGGCGATGCTCCTACTACATCAGAGATAATCGAGACGCTTGAAGAAGACTATCAAAGACTATCTGAACTTGGCGCAGACTCTGCTACTTTAAGTGAGTTAGCAAGAGAGATTGATTCTTATAGAGATAAAGAAATACCTTCGTTATCTTTAATTACTGAAGCAGGTGCTGCAGACGTAATCGAAACGAGTCAAGCACAGGTTACTGGTAACATATGGTCTAACACACCACCAACTACCTTTAATAAAAACGTACCTCATCACTACGGTGAAGATGCTATTAAGGAAGTAGAGGATGCCTACGGAATCAAACTGAATGAGCTTCAGAAGTTCTTGGTAAGGAAAGAAGGCTATAGACCAGGATGGTATAAGGACACAGTAGGTGTTGCTACAGCAGGTGTAGGCCAGACAGGTAAATATGCTGAGATGACACCACCTGAAGCCATGAACGCTAAGATAAAGGAAGTTAGAAACAAGGTTCGTGTGTTTAAGGATGTAGATTTAAAAGAACAGAAAGCACTTATAGATGCTCACTATCGTGGAGACATTAATGACGGATGGAATGAAAAGTATTCCACCTATGTTGAAGCAAGAATGGCTAACCCTAAAGATGGCAACCTCAGCTCTCTTAAGCAAGCAGCTTATGAGGAACTCTGGAATAACAACTCGTATGTTGAGATGATGGGTAGACTACAAGCTAATGTAGGCAAGGATGGAGACAAAGGAGTAATGGACAGGGTCAGGGTGTGGATGAATGACTTGTTTGGTAGCAAGGAACCACCTAAAGCTATTCAAGATAGAATAGATGCAGCTGCAAAGAAAGCAGATAAAGGATTTACATTTAAACCTAACCCTCGTGCTTCTGATCCAATGGAGTCTGGTAAGAGAGTTATGTATCATCGAAATGATCCACCACGTATTGGGGAGGAGGATAAATTTATGTTCATAGGTGACAACAAAAGAAATCGTGACTTATTTAAGAAGGATGACTACTCACCGAGAGAGTACATAAATAGCCAGAGAAGAAAAAGTAACTAGATGGAGAACTTCATCATCAACTTCTGGGAGATTATCTCAGGACTATTGCTGGTAGTGTTCATGGCTATCACTTGGAAAGCAGAAATAGGGGCGAGGATATCTGTGTTAGAAGATAAAGTTCGCACCCTATTTGAGCTAATTAATAATAGAAAAGATTAGATATATTCTGCCAAGCCTATCTCCATTTCTCTATTATTACTCCTATTACTACAGCTACTAGAACCAGTGTCATGTACGTCATGAATAGTAGTCCTAATATTTCTATTAGTCCCATAAGTTTCTCCTATTTGTTTAAATAAATGTACTCAACTGTTTTTGCATCTCTTTCTCTTAACCGCCACTCACTCCAGTTCTTTGCATTACCATCCCTATCCCACTGACAATAATGAAACAACTCATGAACTATAACATAATCTTTAGTCATTGCAACAGGTGTTAGTGTTATAGTACCTTCTTGGAAATAATTACTAACGCCTTGCTTGAACTCAGCATCTTGTGGGTAGCAAGAGATTAGAGCTAGAAACTCAAACAAGGACGCTAGTAAGATAGGATCAGGCATCGTTAAATTTCACAGACTCCAGCAGAGCAAGCCAACTGCTGAGCACCTTCGACATTATCATCCACTTCGATGAGACTGTCCCAATCAATCTCTTGAGGCATCTTATGCAACAATTCTTTATACTCTTCCTCACTGCATTCCTCGTATGGAGCCTGTTTATAAGTACCTCCATCGTAGGGTAAGAAGCTGACACCAGATACATCATCGAAGTTCTTCCACACCCACGCACCAACCTCAACCCACTCGTCCTCATTGACTGAGATAGTCACTGAAGGTTTGTGTTCACACCAATGTTGCTGATACATCATCCATAAGTCCAGATGTTGGACTGCAGTCAAGTCCTCACGCAGTAGTGCATTGTGTGGTGCTTTCTTAGGGAAGCTAAAGATAGTAGTAGACTCAGGACGCATGACACAATCCTCAAAGGGTATGCCTTGCTCCATCATGAAGGTGGAAAGAGGGTCTTTCTTATCGCCACGAATACGTCTGATATAATAACGACTATGGCGTGGATGAATGCCACTGGCACTATCAACAAGCTGAGACACAGTACCACTAGGTTTAACACAAGTAATAGCGACAGAGATAGGAATGCCAAGATCGCTTGCGAGAAGTTTGTTTGTCTCTGCAGCTTCCATCTTAAGTTTTTCAAGAAGAGTTTTAGTTTGAACAATTGTATCTCCTAGTATTTTGTTATCAAGGATACCAGTCAATGAGACACCCAACAATCTTTCTTCCTCAGTGTTGCGATTCCATATCTTTCTGAGGTAAGGGAAGTGTGTCATTGTGGACTGATAGGTTCCAAGTATTGTAGCCAGGTTTACCTTACGCTCAAGATCATAGATCGAATCACTCTCTCGAACAACAACCTCAGAGAGGTTACAGAACTGATAAGGTCTAAGGATAATCTCAGAGCATGGGTTAGTGCCGAACTCCTGGTCAGTATCTCTACGTCCATTCTTACCTGCTTGAAACTGAGCAGCTTCACGATTGAAGATACCACGTTCACCTGAGTGGCTGTGATACAGGCTGTTCCACTCGTCCATGAATTGACCAACATCAGGTCTACGAGCATACACAGCAGAGTTGTTAGCTAACGCACGTTGAGGATTAGCCTCCCACCACTGGCCTGTCTTAGCGTTACGCATCTTGTCATCTTCTAAGTCAGACAGTGAGATCATTGCTGAACGTCTAACACCACCTACAACCACTACCTCTGCTACTTTGCACATGATGTCGTGTGCTTCTAGTGTGGTCAGCTTACGTCCTGAGGCACACTTAAACTTACGCACAACAAACTCAAACAGCTCATGTAAAGGACCAGGACCACTAGCTCTACCACCGAATGTCTTTAACCTAGCACCTGCAGGACGAACCTTATCTGTGTTCCACTTAGGTACTTCACCTGAGTACAACAGGGCTATGACTTGACGTAATGCCTTAGCCCATCCTTCCTTGCTGTCTGATACCACAACAGTAGAGTCTGACTCAAACATCATATGAGGTACTTCAGGTAGCTTGTCAACGTACTTCTTCTCAACACTGAAGCCAACACCAGTGCCACACAGTAGTATGTACATCGCCTCATCAAAGCACTTAGGATCATCAACAGGTAGGTAGGCACAGTTGTAACCTGCTGTGTTGTCCCTCTCAAGGGCTTTACCAGCTGTCATGATAGAGCGCATAGAAGGTACTATCTCTAAGTTCTTAATAGCCTCACGCAGCTCTGAGTCTGTCTGCATAGGTATCGTGTAATTCATCTTAGTCTCTAGATGGTTCTTCATGAAGTCCATGTATCTATCAACTGTTTCAAACCAATTCTCTCTGCGTCCTTCTTCTTCTAAGAATCGTGAGTACCTGCTTTTAGCTATGTATTCCTGGTAAAAATCCATTATATTTCCTCAATAAGTTTGTCGTAATTTTCTTCAATAATATCTTCAAATCTGTTCAAGATGTCAACAGTAGTTAAGTCTAGTAACTCTAATATTACAGTCTCATCCAGCACTGATAATTTTTCTTTAAGTTCAACAAGCGTCAAGTTCATCATTAGTCTCCTTGTCTTCATTAGTCATAACAACTAATGCAGAGTAACCACTTATGTCATGCCATGAATCGTTCAGCATAAAGTCACCGTTAAGTAAACGTGCCATCTTATTAGCAATCATGTCTAAACTTTCACGAGCATAGTCAGGCATGATGTAGTAGTTAGGTGACTGCCTCATGATTTTCTTTATGTCTTGACTGATCTGACTAACTATTTCATATCTTCCGTACTGTCCTTCTCTTGTTGTTAGTGTCTCACTAATTTCCATATTGTTTCCTCAAGTAGTTAATTGATACGGGCATCTCGTCAAAGCTACCATTGTTTACTTCGTTCAACATCCAGATACCAGACCAGCTACCGTTAGTCTGAGGGTTTAGATACTCCTCATCGTGTTGGTAGAAGATGCCAGCAAACAAGCCAGTGATACTAGAGCCATCAGCTTTCTTGCTGTAAGAGATACCTCTGTCTTGAACGTGACCCATGATACAACTCATATGTTTCTTTTGCAACATTAAATGTGGACTACTCACAGGTCTACCCATCACACCAGATGTGAAGTAATGACTATAAGCAATACCATTTACAATAGCTACATCTAAAAAGTTATGTACTTCCCAACCATACTTCTTTAGGTTGAAGTCCTTATAACCTATCAGCCCATCTAACTTCCTATCAGAATCTATTGCACGATCTATACGATACTCATGGTTCCCGATAAGGAATATCTTCTTAGGCTTCCATACTTTCTTCTTGTTCTCATGCTGTCTCTTCTGTTCATCAACGATAGGTTTCATAAACACAGACAGGGCATCATTACCTGCTTTAACGTCATCACTATATGTTCTGCCTTCGAAAGACTTCTTACCAATATCATAGACACTAAGGCTTGACATATCCCAGTGATCTCCTAAGTGAACTATGACATCAGGCTTAGTCTTGACTGCATACTTACCTGCCCACTCTAAATGATCGAATGAGTTACCAGGTTTGCATTGTGTGTCAGGTATAACTAAGTGTCTCATATAGATTTCTCCATACTTCTTTTGTTAAGTTCTTTAAGTTCTTTATAGGTGTATCTTTTATAAAGACCTTCCTTTGATCCACCTTCTCTAAGAGCTTCTCTAATTAATTTAATAGTGTATTGGTATAAGTAATCCTTAGTGTTGATATTGCTCATAAGCTTTCTCCAAGAGTAATAAGTAGTACACCGCATCAACCACAACAAGAGGTGCAGACTTGTTTTGTTTAATGACAACAACAGGCTCTCTATCTTCAGGACAGTTGTCATCTGCTTGAGAGTAGAAAGAGTAGACAGCCATTGACTCTCTTGACTTACACTCAATAGATATCCCTAGCTGGTCACCTACTTCCTTAGAGAACAGGATGTCCTCGCCAGCAGCTCCCATGCTCGTTGACCTTACATCGTCTTTGGAAAAGGGAAAGACTTCGAGGATCGCATCTCTGAACCACTGTTGGAGTCTTCTGCCTTTTGCTTTTGCACTGTGGGTTTTAATGGTTTTCTCCCTATGTTTAAGAATTTATCTAGTGTGACTCTCTTAATACTTTTAATCCATCCTTTAGGAATATGTATCCTAGAGTTGGACTGCTCATGTGATATCACAGCAGCAAGACAAATAGCATCTGGTGTTTCATCAACTATAAATCCTATGCTTAGACATGGATGTACTTCTGCTTTTGATTCAATATCCCACCCAGCGTCAGAGACAGCATCAACCCATTGCACATAACCTATTGTGAAGTTCTTGGCGGTTTCCATAGCTGATTCTCTTTTCTTCTTATCCATAATAACCTTCCACGCTCTGTCATTTTATCAAGGTCATGATCGTATTTCTCACTCACAGCTTTGAAAAGACTTTTCTCAGTTGTACAGTTCTCAAGAATTTTATTGGCTTTTACTGGACCAATACCTTTAAGACCTGGAATGTTATCAACACGATCACCAGTAAGTAACTGAAGATAGAAATTCTTTATAGCCTCCCTTTCAGTAACATAATATAAATCTCGCTTAACAAAGTTGTAGTGCCAACCTCGGATCATATCTAAATCTTTATCAATGGTCATTATGCAACTAGAATCTTTTGGTAATTCATACGCTTTGATTCCCAATGCATCATCAGCTTCTTGACCTTCAATGACTATAAAATTCCAATTAGATATAAGGTAATCACGCAGAGTATCGTAATGTACAGGTTTTCTAGCATCTTTACGATTCCCCTTATAAGGTTGTTCGGTGGCAATCTCTGATCTATAGTTGGTCTTCCCTGTTAAATAACCTTCATAAGAATCAATACCTTTTAATCTTATTAAGTTCTCAACAAAGTTACCCATGCGAGATATTGCAAACTTCTCCTCTGCAGGGTCATCGACAGAGAATCCGACACGATAAACCAGGATATCTCCATCGATTAAACCACACGCTTTATCCATTGACTTAGACAAGTTAGAGAGGATTGTCCATACTGGGACCAGTGTACTCTGCGTACTCAGTAACAACTATCCTACCTGCACCAGTACCTACACCAGTGTCACCAGAAAAGGTCCAAGTGTAAGGCTTAACTGTAGCGACTGCTTTAGAATTATTTGCAATTTTAGCATTAATAATTGGAGTGCCGTCTTCAAGCTCTGCCTTGATTGGATAATTTGCTGATTTGACTACTATATAGTTACCTTGCTCTGGATCATGTTTATCGTTCCTAACTTTAACGCCAATCTCTGTTAGTTTTTTACAGCGTCATCTGATAGATGAGTTAGATTAATCTGATACTTTTTACTCTGAGGGTTAATTATTTCTCTATCATCCCACATGAGTTCTGTCTTTACTACTATAGGTTTTAGATTAGCCATGTATTTCCTTTTAGTGTGTTGCTGCCCAGTTAGTACCTACTTTAAACTCACCATCGAGAGGGCAGCGTAGCCCGAATGCAAGTCCTGCTTCTTGTATTGCCATCACACCGTACCTACCTACAATATCAGCGTGTTCTTCAGTTGTTTCTATTTGCCATTCATCATGGACATTAGCTACAATCGAGCCGTGTATTCTATCACAATTTAGCTTCTGTGTCAATAGTATTAAGGCTTTTTTCATAACTATCGCACCAGCTCCCTGCAACAAAGTATTAAGAGCTGCGTGTTGTGATCTAACAAATAACTTCCTACCATCCAAACCTGGCAGCCATCCTTTATCAGATAACTTATTAACTTTATCTTTCAGAACTTTTAAGGCTGGTGTATTCGCCAGGAAAGTAGAAATCAACTTCTTACCTTTACGCTCACTACCACCAACTACCTGCCCAATCTTAGCAGGACCGGCTCCATAAAGAAAAGCATAAATGAACCGCTTACTCTGATCTCTATCAGTAAGCCCTGCTGCCTTCATATTAGCTGTGTGGATATCACCACTCAGTATCTCATTGGTGTAGTCATCATCACGCATATAATGTGCAAGCATACGCAACTCAAGACCAGAAGCATCTATACCAACCAGTACATTACCTTCTTCCACTGTCCAGACAGACCTACACTCTTTACCGTAAGGGCTAGAGACGCTCGGCACTTGGGCGAGATTCGGTTTAGAATGGCTCATTCGTCCCGTGATACAACCGTTGGTGTTGACCGAACCGTGTACCCTGTCGGAGTGATCTGCATAGTCAATCCATTTCTCAGCCTGAGTAATCCGTTTTTGAAGAAGTAAGAATTCTTCAAAGAGCCTAGCTTCAGGTCTGTCAATAGTTGAAAGTACTTTCTCATCTACAATCACCGTTCCTTTCTCAGTGTATGTTTTAGGAGTCCAACCAAGAACAACAAGACGCTCTGCTATCTGCTTACGACTCCCTGGATTGAACACTTCTACTTTATCTTTAAGACGTTTACCTGTCTTCTCACTAAACCGAATAGTTACAATAGGTTTGAAAACTCTTTGTAGTTCTTCCTCAATTTCTGATAGTCTTTTCCTCCAGTCTGCCAGAAGTCCAATTGTTTTCTTAACATCAATTTTGAATCCTTTATCTTGCTGTGCTTTGGTGATAACAGCAACTTGATGCTCAAGATCAGAGGACTCACCCCACTCCAATAAATCAGCACTAAGATTCTTGTATAACGCAGCAGTGACCTCAACATCTTGGATGCAGTACTCAACCATCTCATCAGACAGACCTCCATCGAAAGCTGTGAAGTCTCCCTTGTGCAATCCTAGCCGTAGTCCCCATGATCTTAGCGAGTGTCCTGACTCGATTACTGGGTTTAGTAGCCGAGACATTATCAACGTATCTTGCAACTGGGCTGAATCTATTTTCAAGTTCCACAGCTTCCTCAATACTGGTGCATCGAATCCGATTATATTCTGACCAATCAAGGTATCTTCTGGTCTTAGATACTTTTGTAATTCGCTGGCTACTGTCCATACTTTAATCTCCTCAGTTGTTATGTTCTTAGTAACAGCACACCATATTCTGGTGGCATCAAGTCCATCTGTTTCTACATCAATAATGATTTTCCTCATAGTGCATTTTCCTCTTCTTCATCTAATCGTTGGTGCATCCTACCACTCTTCATATCATAAAGCAAGCGTCCTGATGGGCCTACCTGACCAGAGTAACGATTCTTTAGCACACGCACCCTGGTTGAGTTACGCTCAATGGGGTCAGGGTCTTGACTAGAGCGTTCTAATCCAATAACAACATCAGACAACTGTGCAATACTTGCAGAGCCTCTGAGTGCTGATATAGACACTTGCGCTCCATCCTCAAAGCCTTTACCGTCAGGGCGTTTTAGGTGGCTGACTAAGAATAAACAGATACCAGTTTCTTGTGTGAGCATTCGTAATTTAGTCATGATTTCATCAATAGCCTTACGCTCATCTACGTTTGCTTGAGCAGAAACAATTATTGACACGTGGTCCAGGCAGACGTAACGACAATTAAGAGCTTTGGCAAAGTAGCGAACATTGTTAATAATAGAATCAATATCGTTAGAGCCAAAATGGTCATAGAAATAAATCCTATCATCTTTAAGCATGACATTATAAGAATCTTCAAGCTCTTGATCTGTAACCTCTGTTTCTGGTAAGTGTATTGGTTTGTTTAAATGTAAAGACATCAGTGATCTTGCAGTTCTATCTACACTTTCTTCAAGAAACATAATACCAATGTTGTCAGTAGTTTGGTTGAAAATAGCGTAGATCAGTTCCTTCAAGAACTGTGATTTACCTAGACCAGAACCTGCAGTGATAGTAACCAACTCAGTGTCTCGAATACCCATAGTTAAGTCATCTAGCTGAGAGAATGGGTAACGAACTTTAGACGCTTCTGGTAGTTTAAGTACTTGATCTTTGAGTGAGGAGCCACTGACAATACCAGCAGGAACGTACTTCTCAGCTCTCCACCAGGTGTCCAGAAATAACTTCTCTTCTCCTCTTGATAGATAATCACAAGCATCTTTGAAACCTTCTTTTGCCTTAAACACTTTAACTTTAGAGCCTAAGACCTGGGTAATAGCATCCACAGCTTTAGCACCTTGCTCATCATTGTCCATAAAGATCACTACATTATCAAATGAGTTCAACCATTTGTAATGAGTTCTGACATCTACTGAGGCACTGGCTGCACCGTTCCTAATGGACAACACTGGGAACTTAGAGCCAAGCATAGCAAACGCACTCAGACAGTCAAATTCGCCTTCGCAAATCGTTACATACCGACCACCACTGTTAAATAAATTCTGTCCGAAAAGATTAGCTTGTTTCCAATCACCTGTTGTGCTGAATTTTTTATCTGTGATCCCACGCTTTTTGTACGCTACTATTTTCCCTTTTTCATTAGTGTACGGAAACCAGTAATGATTAGAGTCAGCTTTAACTCCAAAGTGCTCCATAGTGGCTCTGGTTATGTTCCTTATAGGCACAGGTCGAGATACAGCATCTACATCAGGGTGTATCAGAGGCTTTGGAACCTCGCTTGTTGTGTTTACTAACGTCATGTTTCTCCTTTGGTTTGGTTGATCTTGTTGGTTCCTATGCACAACTTCACAAGCATAGCACTTACTTCCCCAATCATAAGTAGTCAAAGCATCCGAACTATTACAATCAGGACATGGTTGGTGAACTTTTAATTGTATTCCCATTGACAAATCCTTTAAAGTATGCTATAATAACTATTTAGCTTTAATTAGCATTAAATATAAAATCATTAATAATAATCTAATTGAGACTATTTAGACTGTTAGCTTGCTTCTCTTTCATTAACTCACATACAGTAAGTAATATGAAATTAGGATCATAAATAGTCATCAAATCAATATAGTCACTCAAAACCGCATAAAAATGCTGCTCCTCCTCTTGACTAAAGAACTGTTGATCGTCATCACCTTCAAAATAGTATTCATCACTCATTGTCTTTTCCTTAGTCGTTGAAGTAAACATCAGTGACCCCAAGAGAGTCATAATCATTTTCATCTAATCTTTCAAACTCTAAACCTGGTTTGTCATCAGTAACATGACGCAGGTCCATTCTATCCAGCGTGAGTATGTTATCCTCTGGTGACACATTAAAGCAATGATTACACAGCTCTAAATATTCATTACTCTCTATCATTTTTCTGGTTGCCTCAAAATCAGACAATATCTCATCACAGGCTTGACACTTCATTATCCTTCTCCTATTTCAAAATTACGATTCATTAAAGAACTCCAACTTAGCGGGAACAGCTTACCACACTCCTTGTCAATTTGCAAGGAAATTATTTGAGTTTCTTTTTGGGAGTCTTCTTTGTTGCGTAGATTACACACCCTTGAGAACGCATACAGACTTCCAGACCAGAACCACTCAGTCATCATGCTCTGGGGAAGTACAGACCTTGCTTGCTCTTCACAGATATTCATACCCAGCAACTGTTCATAAGCATTAGAGCATAGTTTATGCGTTGAGTCACGCAGCAGGTTAGCCTCACGGTTAAATGGTGACAACCTTCCAGAGCCTTGCTTCTTGTCTTCTGTTGCTTCTCTCCATCCCATAGGAGCCTCCCAGAACTCAGGAGGATCACTGACATACCTCCTAGAGATTTCGTTCCATGACAGACCAACCTGGTGCTTCCCAAGCTGCCTGGCTACAAAGATAGGTGCTTGAATCCTGAACTGTACAAAGCAGTGTGCAAATGGTGACCAGTGTTTGTGCTTAGCCAGGTATCTTATTAAACCAGCGTCAGTAGATTCAACTTCAGTGTGTTGCTTATTGAAGCTGACACGAGCTGCATTCACTACTGTTAGGTCATTTCCCATGCTGTCCAATAATTCTACTTTCATTGTGTGTTCTCCTTTACTCCTGTTATCCAAACTTCTTCACTGACCTCTTTGTCATCTATAAAGAACTGCTTGGTATGGTTAGTCCATTCTAACCTGAACTTTGGTCTACCGTCAATAAACTTCTCGTAGGTTGCTGTTACTTGTTTCTTACCCAAGGGTATACTCCTCTCACAGTTGTAATGAGTTGTAGTGGAACCATGAAAATCAGGAACTCTTCAAGTGTATTCTTGTTAACCACTATCTCTCCAATCATGTAGATGTAAAACAGAGATAAGACCCAAGCAATACATATATTAGCAATTGTTCTTGTGAGATATGTCATCATTCCTCTTCTCCTGGTGTGTTATTCTATCTACTGCAATTTTAAAATACTTCTCGTCCTGTTCAATACCGATAAACGATCTACCAGTATTCTTACAAGCTACTCCTGTTGTGCCACTACCCATACAGTTATCTAAAACTAAATCCCCCTCGTTAGTGTAGGTTTTTATTAAATATTCCATTAAAGCCACTGGCTTTTGGGTGGGGTGGAGTTTTTTTTCCTCTGGTATATCTGTAAGTGTTTGTCTTGGGTAGCCAGTAAACTCTTGTATGTATGTTTTGCCCTCGGTTCTTAAACTTCCTTTGTTTGCACTTTCTTTTATATTTGTTCTTAGACTTTCGCCACCAACACTCTTCCCATTCTTACAAACCTTATCTATTCTTACAATTCCTTGTGGATTATATGTCGAGTGGTTATTGTAAAAAACTAAAATATCTTCAATGTTTCTTAGGGGTTGTTTTTTAGCATTTGCAAATCCAGTTATTCTGTTTTTTACCCAATACCACTCATACTTAAACATCTTAATATTGCTCATTACTAAAGCACTGGTAAACGGTTGCGAAGCAGTCAATACTATTGCCCCATTGTCTTTAATGATGCGCTTGTACTGCCCCCATAATGGTTCAAAAGGTATGACAGTATCCCACTTACAAGCAGTAGTGCCATAAGGTAGGTCACACAGTATCATATCAACTGATTGATCTGGTATGTCAGACATTAGTTGAAGGCAATCACCTTGCATAAAAGTCATCATTCCTCTTCTCCTACGTAGTGGTCATAGTCCTGGTTTAAGTCTTGGTTCTTGTCTTTCCAGTAGTCTCCTAAGACCTCCTGAGCTGCCCAGCCTTTGTGGTAATCCTGTACCTGCTCAGGACTCCAGTTAAGCTCGGTTAAGTCCCTATCACGCTCTGCCCAGCAGTCTGCTGATCCTTGGTCGTATGGTGTTTTCTTTTTCATAAATCTATCTCCTTAGTCTATAAAAAACCTAGCTGCTAAATATCCTAACACAAAGAATATAATGTACTCTTGAATTTCAGTAGCCATAAAGCCCCGCTATCAGATAATAACACACCCAGACATAACCTGTAAACCCTATCCAAAGAAATATATCTAACTTGTTCATAAGTATTCATCCTCAGTTGTTGTTATACGTTTAACAACCCTGTACTTAGCTGAGTCCAACTCTTTCTTGTAGCTCTGAGCCTCAGACAAGTCTTCGAAGGACAACACCTCCTCCTCTTCATTGTTTAAACTTCTCGCTAATACTATGTATTCAGTAATCATTTTATTTCTCCTTTGTTGTTAATTAAATTCCCTTACCACAATTGTTATTATACCTACCTCAAGACACAATGCAAGTGTTTTATTCATAAATTAATAGATCATTTTGTTATAAGTGTTATGCCTTTAAAGCATAAGCTAATCAACGTCTTAGACGCATCCCCCAGTTCTTTTTAATCTGCAGGTAACCCCGTTAAGTCAGAGGCTTGTGAGTGGCTTGTGAGAGGCTGTGGAGTGGTCTGTGGAGTCGTTGTGTAGTAGCTGTTAAATAGTGCTATGAGGCTACCACTCGGATACATCCTCCCCTGGTATGACCCTCCCTCCCTGTGGATAACTTGTTAGTAACTTGTGAGTAGTTTGTGGATAACTATATAGCTCTGCTTAATGCGAATGGTTATCATTTACAAATCTAAATAGGAATCATTCTCATTTAGAATCTTGTGTATAACTTGTGGATTCTTTGTGGATAACTTTATAGGGGGGGTATGTTAGGCTCTGTAAAAACTTATTAGTATTACCCTAACAGACACAAAAAAGATCAGAATAGGAAAAGAAACTGGACAGTACTCTAGGTAATAGGTACGAATAAGGAATCAGGACATTTAGAGCTATTAAGGTCGTTTAGAGCTATTAAGGGTTATTAAGGGCTATTAAGGTCGTTTAGAACTAAGATATGTCCCCTACTAAAAAAAACACGGGAGTTCTGGACTAATACAGTAAATAGTTCTTGACTTTGTTGTTGATTTGTGGTATAATAGAACACTAAATAGATCAAAACAGATAATCATTAATAGTAATCTATTGATAATTTTTCTATTTAAAGCTATTTAGAACTAAATAGTATAAAACATAAGGATAAACATTTGTCTGATGTAGATAATGTCCCTAAGAAAAGGGGTCGTGGTAGACCGAGAAAGTCTGAGGTTGAGTCCAAGAAGAAACGAGGTGTTATTGGTAGACCGCCAGGTGAGGCTGCTAGGATCAAAGAGTTTCATGCTAGGTTGTTAGCTACAAGCGGTGAGACAGTCATTAACACTATCATCAGTAAGGCATTAAATGATGATGACAAGGATCAAGTGGCGTGTCTAAAGATGTGTATTGATCGTGTCCTTCCAATGTCATACTTTGAGAAGGGTAGGGATGCAGGCAGAGGTAGTGTTAATATTCAGATATCAATGCTTGGTGATGCTAAGGCTGAAGTTTTAGATCAAGAAGAACTACAAGATGCAGAATATGAGGATGTAGATGTCGAATCTTGATATTAAGCTACTACCCTGGCAGAAAGATGTGTGGGCTGATAAGTCCAGGTTTAAGGTTATAGCTGCTGGTCGTAGGACGGGTAAGAGTATGTTGGCAGCGTGGCAGTTGCTTGTTAACGCCTTAGAAGCTAAGAAGGGTCATGTCTGGTATATAGCTCCTACGCAGCAACAAGCTAGAGATATTATGTGGCAACAACTGCTTGAGCTTGGTAACCCAGTGATAGCAAGCAGTCACGTTAACAATATGCAACTTACATTGATTAACGGTTCTAAGATATCGTTAAAAGGTGCTGATAGACCAGAGACAATGCGTGGTGTAGCTTTAAAGTTTGTTGTACTCGATGAGTATGCAGATATTAAACCTACTGTGTTTGAACAGATTCTTAGACCAGCGTTAGCTGACTTGAAGGGTCACTGTATATTTATTGGTACACCCAAGGGGCGTAATCATTTCTATGATACCTACAAGATGGGTCAGAGTGATAAGCCAGAGACTAAGGATTGGAAGTCATGGCACTTTACTAGCTTTGATAACCCACTACTGGATAAAGAAGAGATTGAAGTAGCTAAGAATACAATGTCTACGTTTGCATTCAGACAAGAGTTCATGGCTAACTTTGAAGCACCACAGTCAGACATCTTTAAAGAGAACTGGGTTGTTATTAAAGATAAGGATGATGAACCTAAAGAAGGCACTTACTATATGGGTGTTGACTTAGCAGGTTTTGAGAATGTATCCAAGCAAGCCAGTAATAAGAAGAAGTATCTGGATCAAACGTCCATAGCCATTGTTAAGGTAGGTGATGATAACAAGTGGTGGGTGGATAAGGTTGACGCTGGTAGGTGGGACATTAAAGAGATATGCGAGAGGATGTTGGATCATGTCAAGACTTATAATATACAAGTCATAGGCATAGAGAAGGGTTCTCTGATGAGGGCTGTACTGCCTTACTTAACAGAGATGATGTTAAAGCAGAACATCTACCCACGAATAGAAGAAGTAGCGTTAGGTAATAGAAGCAAGGTAGATAGAGTTGTTGGTGCTTTGCAAGGTAGGTTTGAGCATAAACAGATAGAGTTGTGTGATGGAGACTGGGTAAGAGAGTTCAAGGATGAGTTGTTAAACTTTCCCACTACTGGTGTACATGATGACATGATAGATTCTGTAAGTCTTATTGCTCACATAGCTAACGCAGCAATGTACTTTGAAGATGACCCAGACGATGAATACGAACCTTTAGACCCTATAAGCGGGTACTAATATGAAAGATTGTAGGCTGTAGGCAACGGGAACTCGTAAGACTAACTTACAAGTTGTTCCTGCATATTGTAATTGTAAGAAAGGTAATAGAAATATGAACACCTACGTAAAGAACACTTAATTATATATTGGGATACTAACATGGCTGAAATAAACAGGAATACAGAATTCACCTCAGATGAAGAAGTAGAAGTTACTGAAAGTGATAAAGAGTTAGTATCTTTTGTTGTTGATCACTGTAACAAGTGGAGAGACTGGAGGGACTCTAACTATGAGACCAAGTGGGATGAATATGAGAGGATTTATTATGGTGTTTGGAGCGCAGAAGATCGTACAAGGGATAGTGAGCGCAGTAAAATTATTAGTCCTGCCACCCGTCAGGCTGTTGATAACCGTGTTGCGGAAACTATGGAAGGTTTTGCTGGAACAGGCAAACTGTTTGAAATAAGTGATGATGGTTTAGATGAAGATGCCTCAGATATTGAGAAAATGCAGCTTCTTTTGCTTGAAGACACGCACAATAACGCTTATCTGAACAATGTATCATCAATTGTCAAGTTAGCAGAGATATTTGGTACTGGTATTGGGGAAGTTTTAGTCAAAACTGAGATGGAACGTGTCCCTACTACCAAAGAAGTGCCAGATCAAGGCATAGCAGAGGTTGGTGTCACCGAAAGAGAGAAGATATCCATAAAAATTAAGCCGGTAAACCCTAGAAATCTCTTAATTGACCCAAATGCTGACTCAATTGAGGAATCTTTAGGTGTAGGCGTAGAAGAGTACCTCAGTTATCATCAAGTTATCAGAGGAATGGCTTCTGGTGTTTATCGAAAGGTAGATGTCAAGCCTTCTTATGATGACGATGATTTAGATGACTCACAGCTTGAAGATACTCAATACCGTGATGATAAAGTTAAAGTTATCCGATATTATGGGCTAGTACCTAGAGATTTACTAGAAGAATCAGGAGAAGTAGAGCAAAGAGCAGAAGAACTGTTCCCTGATGACGATGAAGCATCAGAAATGGCTGATTTGGTTGAAGCTATAGTAGTTATCGCCAATGATTCTCAGCTTTTGAAGGCAGAACGCTCACCGTACATGATGGAAGATAGACCTGTTATTGCCTATCGACCAGAGGTACGTCCAGGACGCTTCTACGGGGTTGGAACAGTAGAGAAGGCATATAATATGCAAAAGGCTATTGATGCCCAACTGCGTAGTCATATGGACTCCCTGGCACTAACAACAGCACCTATGATGGGTATTGATGCTACAAGATTACCGAGAGGCATGAAGTTTGAGGTTAGACCTGGTAAAAACATCCTAACTAATGGTAACCCTTCAGAAATATTAGTACCGTTTAAATTTGGAAGTACCGATGCCTCAAACTATGATACAGCTAAAGGGTTTGAGGCAATGCTGCTGCAAGCAACAGGCACACTAGACTCGGCAGAGTTGGTCAAGAGCGCAGCAGGTGGAGGAGGACAAAACAACGGTATGGGTATGTCGTTAGCTATGTCTGCTATTGTCAAGAAGAATAAAGTGGCAATGGCATCGTTTCAGGATGACTTCATCATTCCAATGGTTAAGAAGGTTGCGTATCGCTATATGCAGTTTGACCCAGAGCGTTACCCAATGAAAGACTTTAAGTTTACCACAATGTCCTCTATTGGGTCTATTGCTAGAGAGCATGAACAACAACAGCTAATAGGGTTGCTTCAGACGCTTGGTCCTAACTCACCCATTGTTCCTATCATCTTAAAGAGCATTGTATCTACCTCTGGTTTGTTGAACAGAGAAGAGCTGGTATCACAACTAGATCAGATGTCTCAGCCTAACCCACAAGCTCAAGAGATGCAGATGCAACAACAACAGGCTCAGATGCAATACCTCGCTGCTCAGACTGCTGAGCTACAAGCTAGAGCTGCTGAGTCTATGGCTGATGCTCAAGAGGCACAAGCCAGAGCGCAGAAACTTATGGTTGAGGCTTCTCTTATGGAAGATAAGGTTAAAACGGACATGATCCGTAACCTATCAGCTAACATTAAAGATGAGGATACTAACGAGTTTACTAAGAGAGCTAAGATTGCGGATATCTTGATTAAAGAAAAAGATATTGAATCTAAGGAAAGAATAGTTGAGAGACAGATGCAAGAAAAAAGAACCAGACAGTAAATAATGCTTGACTTTGTTGTTCATTTGTGGTATAATGCCGTAACATTATGTAAATAAGAATCATTCTCATTCTAATACTCATTATCATTTAGGAGAACTCCATTTGGATAAAGAACTCCAGGCGTACTACGAAGCAAGATTTGAAATGATGTCGACACAAGGCTACACAGATTTGTTGACAGATGTAGAAACAATGATTGAAGAAAGAGATAACTTGATGGCTACTAAAACCGTTGAGGAAATGCACTTTCGTAAAGGACAGTTAGATGTTTTACATTGGATTAGAACTCTCAAGAAACTTTCTGAGGAAGCCTGGGAGCAACTAAACAATGAGTAAAAGAATGTTTGAATTCAGGTGTGAACAAAACCACATCGCAGAGAATTACATTGATGAAGAGGTAACCACGATCTCGTGTCCTACTTGTCAGTGTGCAGCACCTCGTATTATCTCAGCACCACGTATTGCTTTAGAGGGGGTCACTGGTGACTTTCCAACAGCAGCAGACGCATGGGCTAGGAAGCACGAGCAAGCAACAAGAATCGCTGAAAAACGTAGAGACTGAGCGTCAGTGATATTTTTTATTTCCTATAATCACAATGTGACAGGAGTTTTTATACATGGCTAATTTTGAAGATCCGATTGAAGAAAATCTTGACTTTACACCTGATGAAGTAGGTGATGATGATCCTACTGAACAGGTGCAGGTAGAAGCACAACAGGAACCAGCACCAGAGGATAACCCTGAAGATGATTTACCTGAAAAGTATCGTGGTAAGTCTACAGCACAAATTGCTAAGATGCACCAAGAGCTAGAAAAGCTCAACGGTAGGCAAGCTCAAGAAGTTGGCGAACATCGAAAGTTCGTTGATGAAATGCTCAAGCGGGAACTCTTAAAAAATACAGCAAATAAACAGTCATCAGAAGAGATTGAAGACCCAAACGAGAAATTCTTTAAAAAACCAACAGAAGCTATGGATGAGTATTTATCCAATCATCCGTCCATTAAACAGGCACAAGAAAATGCCTTGATAATGAAAGCTCAATCTGCTCAACAGAATCTGCAACAACAGTTTCCTGATTATGTAGAAGTGATAAAAAACCCACAGTTTAAAGAGTGGGTAGATGCTTCTCCTATTAGACAAAGACTGTACGATGATGCAGACGATAGGTATGACGTAGCTGCTGCAACTGAATTAATCAGCACCTGGAAAGCTATTTCAGGTGTTAGGCAACCAGAACAGCAGCCAATCACTACTGAAGTAAAAGAGAATAGAAGTAAATCTCTTAAAGCTGCCTCTGTTGATACAGGAACTTCTTCTATTAGTTCACAAAAGAAATACTCTCGAAAGGCTATTCAAGAACTTCTAAAAAACAACCCTGATAAATATTATGCACATTCAGAGGAAATCCTTCAGGCTTACGCAGAGGGACGAGTCTACAATTAACTTAAAGGAAATAAGAAATGGCACTAGGTACTAATAATGTAACAACCACTACCGCAGCGAAGTTTATCCCTGAGATTTGGAGTGATGAGATTGTTGCCGCATACAAGGCTAATCTTGTTGCAGCAAACTTGTTCTCCAAGATGTCTTTCAAAGGCAAAAAGGGTGATGTACTTCACATTCCTAAACCAACTCGTGGAGCAGCCTCTGCTAAATCAGCATCAACTCAGGTCACACTGATTGCTGCTACAGAGAGTGAAATCCTCGTTAACATTAACAAGCATTATGAATACTCACGTTTCATTGAAGACATCGTAGAGACACAAGCACTAAGCTCTTTGCGTAAGTTCTACACTGATGACGCTGGTTATGCTATTGCTAAACAGGTTGATACTGACCTTGTACGGCTTGGTCGTTTGGTTAACGGTGCTACACTTGGCACTGATGACTACGCTACTTCTAACACAGCTACTAAAGCATGGATCGGTTCTACGGGTGCAACTGCTTATAACTCTACGTCTTCAAACGCTGCTGCGCTTGCTGATGCAGGGATAAGACGTTCAATCCAAAGGCTCGATGACGCTGATGTACCTATGTCAGATCGTGTTTTACTTGTTCCACCTACAACCAGAAATACTTTAATGAGCATTGCTCGATTTACTGAGCAAGCGTTCACTGGTGATGTGGGTTCAAGCAACACAATCCGTAATGGTTCTGTTGGTGATGTATATGGTGTTAAAGTATTTGTATCTACCAATGCTGACTTTGGTGCAGGTAGTTCAGGTGCTGACCGTATTTGCTTGATGGCTCATAAAGATGCTTTCTGTCTTGCTGAGCAAATGGGCGTACGTTCACAGACCCAGTACAAGCAAGAGTGGCTTGCAACATTGTTCACGACAGATATGCTTTACGGTGTAGCTGAGTTGCGTGACGATGCTGCTGTAGCTTTGGCTGTACCTGCTTAACCAGTAAGTTGTAATACCTCCCCAGGCTCATAAGGTCTGGGGAGTTTTCATAAGTCGTTCATCCATCAGGACGGAAGTAGGGAGACCGAAGGAACGCACCTATACCTTTAGCGAGGAGGGTGATATGCTTTGGACAAATTACTGCCGCAAGAACGAGATTAAAAGGCACGAAAGAGATAAGTTAATTAAAGTACTTTGGAGAAACATGATGTGGACTAAACCTGAATATACTGAAATGAGATTTGGATTTGAAGTAACTATGTACATCGCAAATAGATAGGGACAATTAAATGGCTATATATAGAGGCCCAGGTGGATCAGGAGATGCTACAACAGATGCTGCTAATCAGGCATCCGTAGCTTCTAACAAGGCTGCTGAGGCCGCTATATCAGCTACCGCTGCCGCTGGTTCAGCCAGTTCTGCTTCAACATCTGCATCTACTGCAACAACACGAGCATCTGAGGCTTCTACTTCTGCCACTAATGCTTCTAACTCTGAAACTGCTGCCGCAAGCTCTGCAACAGACGCTGCTGCTTCTTATGATTCTTTTGACGACAGGTACTTAGGTGCTAAAGCATCTAACCCTACCCTTGACAATGACGGTGATGCTTTAAGTGCTGGTGCATTGTACTTCAATACTGTTTCTAATCTTGTATTATCCTACACAGGTTCAATATGGCAAGCCATAAGTACAGGTGTTGGGTTACAAGTAATTAATAACTTATCTGATGTAAATAGCGCAGCCACTTCAAGAACTAACTTAGGTGTGGCTATTGGTACTGACGTACAAGCATTCTCATCTGTTCTTGCAGCTAC